TGTACTCCCCATCAGGTAATGGCATAACATCGCCATTCTCGTTTTGGATAGTTAGCGGTAAACCTACTGCTAAAGTATCGCCCTCAAAGTCAATCGTCAAAGATTGGTCTTGAGTCATAACGCTACCTAAAACAATTTCTTCTTTTTTAATTAAAGAAGCGAAACCATCCTTTATAGCGGATAAAATTAAATCTACATTCATATTCTCGGTTTTTAAATTAATACGTTCTAAATCAAAGAATCCATCAATACTGAATCCTTTTACTTTGCCTGTCTTTACAAAGTCATTCCAAATCTCATCGTTATTTACTTTCATTGAAGCGAACCAAGTTCCTACTGGCTCATTCATTCCGTATTTAACTGACTTATCGTTAATCTCATCTTCTTTAATCCAAGATTCAACAAAAGTTACATCCTTAAGTTTTTGCTCATTATCGTGTTCTAAAGTAGAAGCGTTTTGATAACCTTGCTCAAAAAAGTTTTCCATTGATAAACGAATAGTTTCAGCAGGAAACACGATGTTAAACTCTTTACCGTTTTGGTTTCTATATATTTTTTTATTAGGCACTAAAACTGCTCCCAACAAAATACGTTTTTCATTGTCAATAGCTTTTAACTGAACTAAATTATCTTCTTTACTCAAAGCAATAAAATTAGATTCCATCGCAGGAGATTCTACAAGTGAGATTCCAAAAACACCCTCCGTTTCATCTTTCTTGAATATTACTGTATAAGTTTCTAACATTATCTATTGTTTTTTAATAGAACGTTTTTATTTAAAATTGGTATCTTTAGCAAATAAAAGTGTATATTTGTATTAGAAATCCGCCAAGATTTAAAGTTTAATTTAACACCCTCTTTTGAGTTTACTTGGCGGTACTCATTAGAGGGCTGTTTATTTTATTATGATAGGAATATACAAAATTACAAGTCCAACAAAAAAAGTTTACATCGGACAAAGTGTTGATATTGAAAAAAGATTTAATACGTACAAAAGATTAGATTGTAAAAAACAACCCGCTATTTATAATTCATTTTTAAAATATGGAGTTAATAAGCATAAATTTGAAATAATTTGTGAGTGTGACATTACCGAACTAAATGATAAAGAAAGATATTATCAAGATGCTTTTAGTACTATAGGTAATAATGGTTTAAATTGCAAGCTAACAACTGCATATGATAGAAGTGGTAAACTTTCAGAAGAAACTAAAGCTAAAATGAGTGTTATAAAAATAGGAAACACTTATTCATTAGGTAAAAAAACTTCAGAAGAAACTAAACTAAAAATAAAAAGAGCTATAATAGAAAAATGGCAAAATGAAGAATATATAAAAAAAACTCTTGAGGGTCTTAATAGAAGAAAAGATCCTTTAAAAATGCAAAAAAAACGAATAAATTATATTAACTCATTAAAAAAAGTAATTTTAAATACTCAAACAGGCATATTCTATTATTCAGTTGTTGAAGCTGCTAATAGTATTAATATGAATAAACATTCTTTAGGCGGTAAATTAAGAGGATATGACAAAGTAAACAAAACACCATTTATATACGTATAAAAAACAAACCCTCGCTAATAACTAACGAGGGTTTTTTAATTTAGCCGCCGAAAGTCGCCGTGCGTACTCTATTTCTGTCAAGTGCTTGGCTTGTTGTAACTGCTGAACTCACTACGAACGCTTCGATAGGTCTGTTTTGTTGTCCTGCGATTGTTTGCGCAAGTTGGTTAGTACCGCTTTGTCCTACTATGTTAAATTGTGGCGGTGCTGGTGCTGATCCTCCGCTTGGCATAGAACCTCCACCAGTAGAACCTCCACCACCTAAAGCAGCTAATCCTTTTGCAGTTGCTGCGATTGAAGAAGCTATTCCTATACCTGCTCCTATTGAGTTTACTGCAACGAAAGGCTGTCCTGCTGTTAATGGAGAAGCGGCTACTGCTTTAGCATTTCCTGCCATTGTATTAATGATAATTTTTGCTATTCCTGCTGCATTTTCTGCAATTAATAAACCCTTTTGAATTGCTTTATTTTTAATACCTAAATCCTTTAATAGATTTATTCCTGCTGATACGTTATCTAATTGAGCATTTTGAATAGCTAATTTAGCATCGGCAACGGATTGTTCTCTTGCAATATCTTCTTGTTTAATTTTTTCGTCTTGCTCTTTTTTTGTTGCTTGGTATGCTAATCTAACATCGTTAATCTCGTTCATTTGCTGAATTTCGATGTCATTAATATCTTTACCTTGTTGAATTGCTAATTCTTTAAGTCTAAAATACTTATCGTTAATCGCTCTTTCTTCAACCTCTTGCGCTGTCATAAACATTTCAGCGTTTTTATCTTGAGCATCGCCAATGGCTTGAGTAATTTCGTTTTCTAAAGCCTTTGTGTTTTCTAATTGTTGCTTTTTTGCATTGGCTAAATCTTCAGCATCTTTTTTAGCTTTTTCTTTAGCTTCTTCTTCAGCTTTTTTTCTTTTCTCCTTTGCTATTTCTTCTTTTTTATCTTTAGAAGCTTGTATCTCATCTTCTCTTTTAATTTGTTCGTTTAAAGAATCATTAACCTCTTTAACTACTTGAGCATTTTTATTTATATCATATTCAGTCCTTTTATCTGCTGCTTGTTTTTTAAAATCATTATATTGGTCTTCTAACTCTTTTTTACGTTCGTTAGTCATATCACCTGCTTTTAATTCGGCTTTATAAACCTCGTCAATAGCATCCATTTTGCCTAAAATTAGATTTATTTCTCTATTTAGGTTTTGTTGTCTTGTTGCAAAAAGTTTTTCTTCGTTTGCTCCTTGCGCTTCTAATAATTTTAAACTTCTTTCGTTCTGGGAAACCAATTCATCATTTAGAGAAATTGTTTCTTTTAATTTTTTATTTAAAATTTCAGCATTACTTGCACCTCCGAAAATAATTGATTTTAATTTATCAAAGTTTTCAATTAATAAACCAATCCCAACAACTAAAGCACCAATTCCTGTAGCTACTAAAGCACCTCTAAACGCTTTAGCTGCTAAAGTTGCTCCATTCATTACAAAGGTTTGTATAGCAGTAGCTGCTGCTAATGACTTTTGAAATATTGCAGTATCTTTTATAGTTGCGCCTAATTGTTTAAAAGAATCTACACTTTCTCCAACGGATTGAATCCCTTGCGAAATAGCCATTGCTGACTGAACTTTTAAAATAGCTTTTTCTACGTTTTGACTTTCTGAACCTAATAAACCAACTGCCCCTTGAACGGCTGCGAATCCACCTGCTACACCGCCAAGAGTTGAAGTAAGTGCTTTAAATTTTGCATCAGGATTAAAGGCATCGGTTAAAGCTTTAGCATCTCCAATAGCATCTTTTAATTCAGCTGCTCTTTTTGCTGCTTCTACTGCTTGTTCTGAAGTTGCTCCAAACTTTGCACTTAATTCGTTAACCTCATTTTGCGCTTGTCTTAATTGTGTTTTAAGATTGGCTACATTTTTAGTCGTCGCTTCTACGTTGTCTACAACTTTTACATTAACTACCTTTTCGATTGCCATTCTCTTTTTATTTTTTTAGTTGCTTTTTTAAATGTTTTCGGTAGTTCGTATTTACCCTTTGCAATATCTATATTTTCGCTACAATTTAACCACTCGTGCAATTGTAATAATTCTAAAACAGCTTTTATCATTGTGTAATTATTAAATCAAAATTAACCCCTCCAATAATATAACGTAAAGTACCCGACCTGGTAGCTCCTGCATTAGCATTAACAGTTACCATTGTATAGTCTGATTTATCGCCAATATTTTTATCGCAACTAAACCACGAAATACCGTCGCCTGTATCTATTTTAACTACCGACCAATTTGTATTCGCATTTACTTTTACCTCAAAATATTCTTTAACGTTTGTACTTGTATAAGTTGTTCGGCTTATACCATTAACTATAAATGAATATAAAGCATCGTAAGTGCTTATTCTGTCAACTGTTAAGTTATCAGCGTCTACAGTTATGTCTGTTCTATCTACAGTTAAAGGAATTTCATTAGCAATAGTGTCAGCTGGCAAAGAATAATCAGTAAATATCTCAAGGTCTGCATCGGAATTAATTAAATTAACTTTTAGGTTTGATATTTTGTATTTATTTTTATTGATTATCAATTTATCATTTAAAGATAATCGGCTCAATATAGAAATTGGAAGTTTACATTTTAAATTTAATACCCTTGTTTTTTGATTGTATAAGTCATCCACATAAGTTTTCCAAAAATTCTTATATAATGAATTTTCAACAATTGTTAAAAAGTAAGTCGATACTTCGGAACCGAAATTTAAACTGTTTGTAATTTGATTAAAGTCTGCATTATCTTCCGTTGCTGTTAAATATACACTACTTAAAGAAATACCATCTATATAAATAGGATCGGTTAAAGTTACTAATCCATTCTTATAAAACATATACGGCTTTCCGCTATACGGCTCTAATTTTAAATCAATAGAAGAACCTAAATGCAAATTGCTTGTAACGCTTGGAACTATTGTAACATCTTCTAATCTTTCAAATAATAGGTTTTCAAATTGGCTTTCTATTTTTAAATCACTTCCTGCAACATCATCATATTTAGCTTTTAAATCTCCATAGCCAATTCCGTTAGTATCTAAAAATTGTTTACCTAAAATCGCTCCTGCTTCTTTATATTTAAACTCAATTAGTTTTTTAATATCAGGCTTTTTAATTGTGATGTCGTCAATATCTATTAAGTGCGTTATATCGAATGTATCGCCTTTACTATACCAATTGTCTAACGTGTCAATATAATAATCGTTAGCACTTGTTGGAACTATTATAAGGTTAAATTGATTTATCAAACTACCGAAAAAGTCCTTTAATTTTAATGTCGGCATATTGTTTGAAATAGAAATATTACCTACTATAGTTTGACTTGGTAAATTTGCAAATTTATTATAAGGTACTCCTCCAGGCGCTAAATAATAATTAATACCAACACTTCCATTAAATTGAAATTCTTGAGTAACATTTATATAAAAACTATGTCTATTTGTATCGTTATCGGTTCTAAAATAATTTATTGAAGTACCTTTTTTTTCAGGTGTTTTGCTCCAAGGTTCTTCATTTAAATAACGTTCTACAGTATAAGGTACATTTTCAAAACCTGCTAAAGGCACTATAGCTATGTACAATTCAGAAAAATAAGAATCATTGCATATTATAGAATCTTCTGTTAAATCAACTGTAACCCCTGCTATATCTTCTAAATTTCCTTTAGAGTTTAAATCCACTCTTTGTTTTTGCCCTGCGTTGTCAACTTCTTTAGCGTCTTTATGAAGCCATAAAAAAAGATTATGGAAAACAGAACGCCCGAAAAAGTCACGTGAGAAAGTTACGTTTAAATCGTTTTCAATTGCTTCAATAATTCTAATTAATCTTAAAGCAGGTTTAAAATCTGTAAATTTAATTGTATTACCCGAATCAATTATATCGTTATCCGAAGCATCGCCATAATTAATATCTTTTGTGCTTGTAATCATTGGATAATATACATCCCCATTATGAATCGAATCGCTATACATAGCATCTGTAACATCGGTTTCGTTATAAGAATGGTCGAACGCTGTTAAGTCCAAATCTTTTAACTCAAGGTCGCCCATTGAATCCGATAAATTAACTACCTTATTAAAAAAGGTTAATTCATAACTTGAAATTTGACCGCCTTTTAGTTTACAGCTTTCTAATTGAATAACCCCATATTTAAACGGCAAAGTATTTATTTCAATATAAGCCAACACCCTTTTATTTGCATTGAATAAACCGTCTACAGTTGCATCATACCAATGTGAAAATATAGCATTATTTGCAGGAGTTGCAGGAACGGAAAACCCTTGAGTAAATTCAGCAAATACTTTTGAAATATCCGATATATTTTTTGATGTTAGATTTATACTTATGTCCTCATCTTTAAATAAATCTAATCTTTGATAGTTTATTTCTGCTACGTCTGAAATATATAAAGCTATATCCATTACAAAATATCATTTAAAAGGTTAAAGCTATACTCAAAATCCATAGAATATTGGATTAACTTATTATTTAATTTAGTTTTCTTTTCAAAACTATTCTTTAGCAAATTAACTGGTAATACTGTTCCGTTTTCTTCTAAATAAATAAATTCACTCAACATTAACTCTGTAAATAATGCGTTATAAGCTTCAGGTATAAAATCAGTATTAACCGTTACTTTTTCTTTACCGTTAACATTATACGTCTGTTTAACGTGTTTATTTAGGGCATAACTGCCATAATTAGAAATTAAACCATTATAACTTTCGTTAGTAAAGTCTTGAGTTTTTTTGCTTAATTTATTAAAAGGTATTGTTTGCCAAAATCCAAACTTATTTTTAAATATGCAATTGATTAAAGGAAATTTGCACTCGTCTTTAACTATAAAGATATGCGTGTAAGTAACATCCCCAAAACCATAAGCAAAAACCACATCAAAAGAAGTTGAACCATCTATATAATTAGCTACGTTAATATAACCTATTTTTTGGTTAGAGTAGTCTTGACTAAATGTAAAAGGCACGTTAATACCATTTGCAGTAATTGTTGTTAAACCTTCCGTAATAAAATATAAAGGGTAGTCGCTATCGTTGTAGATAATATGGTTTGTAATACTACTTAATATATTTTGGTCAAATTGTATAGGCGACAAACTATCTACTTCGGTATGATATTTAAAACCATCTACAGCTAATACTGTTTGATTTGCTTGGTATTGTTCCGATCCTGCTAAATAAATCTTTGCATCGATATAAACCCAAATGCTATCTAATAATGAAGTGGTAAATGCTCCATCTATTCCTATACCGTTGTAATTATTTTTTACATAATCGTTAACGAGTTTATGAATGTCAAAATTAATAGCACCTTGACCAACTTGAACTACTGATTTACTTAAATTATAAGTAGAAGTCGCTGGTTTGTCATCAACTTTATGACCTCGATATATAAATACTTCGGCAGTAATTTTGTCGAATGTAATACCTGGCGTTAGTTTAAAATGATACGGACTTCTTGAAAGTATTATTTGTTCGTCTAAAACTTCAGGAACTATTAAAGCAGGAATTGTATAAGCTTCAATTGTATAAGTTAACCAAGCTGAAGTGTGCGCTGTTTGGTCGGGAAAATTAACAAATTCAAAAGTATCCGTGCTACTATTACTTCCCCAAATTAACTCTACTACATTACCAACTATTGAAACCTCATAATAAAAGTTATTGAAAAAATATGTTTCAACTGCCAGCTGATATGTTAGCCATAATTTAAAATTATTTGCAAAATTGTTAATATTTGCGCCCTTTACAATTTCGTTATTAGCAGGAGAATCCTGATTTGGTAATGTTAAAAGATAAGGGTCTGTACCATATTCAACAGTCGGAGTAAAAATCACTATCTTTTCAAATAATGTTACACCGTCTTTTTTAAGTCTAAAATTTCTTTGGTTGTATCCTGTAATTGTACTTGTCGGAAAAGTAAATGTTATTTTTTGTCCCATTATTCTTTTAATGTAAATTTTAAAAATGATTCTACGTCTAATCCGTATGCTTTTACTAATTCGTCAGGTAATTTTTTAAATCCATCTTCAAAAGGTTTACTAAAAAACCTTGTCGGCTTTGTTCCTTTAGTCCAAATTGAGCGAATAATTAATTGCGCTGTTTGTTCGTAACTAATAAATTTACCTGTTTCCCTGTCTTTAAATTGGAAACGCCTTGCCTTAACCCAACCTCTAATACCTTCAGTTAATCCGCCTTTTTTACCTGTACCGCTTCCAAACTTAAAAGGACTATCTGGCGCTCTTTGACTGCTAAATTTACCTTTAACCCCTTTGTCTAAAAATTGACCGTATTGCTCCATTTCAATATACGATTCAATAGAGTTCGGGTTTACTTTTTCAGTAGATTTAAGAGAGTTATAAAGATTTTTAGAAACATTCTTTTTCCCTTTTGTAAGGTTCGTTCGTGACTGCTTAATAACATATTTATTAAAAGCCTGAAGTGTAGATAATGTTTCTTTTTGGTCTAACATACGGTTACCTCATTTGTAATTGATAATTGTAAGTCAACCGTCCAACCGTCTAAAGTATCTTTGAACTCATAAATCACAGGTAACAAGCTCGGCTCGTTTAAAAGTTCAATATCTAAATTATTTCTTTGTAGTTTCAAATCCATTATAAGGCGATTTAAGACAGCAAAGCAGGTATTAAGGTTGTCTAACTCGTTATCATTTTTTAGAAACTTATCGGTACTCATTTTCTTTGAAACGTTACGAATATCTAAAACTTGAACCGTAAAATTAAATATAGAAGTACCTTGTCCGAAAGAACCATTCGTTACCATTAAATGCGCCATTGGAAACAAGTCTTTTTTATTTTCAGGTGCTTCTCCGTGTACTATGGTATTAACATCAATATCGTTTTCGAGTTGTGTCTTTAAATAATTGATAACTTTATAAAAACTATTCATATTTCTTTATCTGTTTATTACTTTCGTTAGCCAAATCAACTTTAAATTCTAAAAACATTAAGAACTCGTGTAGTCGTAACTTAGTCGCTCTTTCAAAATCGAAGATATTTTCGTTAGCGACTGTAAAAATTGATTGATACCAACCCCATTTTGCGCTAAAGCTGTTTCCAAAAGTATCTTGTTTTTCGCTTGTGCTAAATAATCCCTCATAGATGTCAACAATTCGTTGCTTAAATTCCAAAAAAAAAGCATCGAACCTAAAACAATTTCTAAATTTAGCTTATTAAAATCGGTGTGTTCGCCTTTATAGTCCTCTATATTATAAAGGTTTTTCATTTTGTTAGCAATAGGTCGGTATAAAACATTCATTGCTTTTGGATAAGTATCTTCGCTCTTTAAATATGTTTCTAAATCGATGTATTCTCCCGCAGGAATGTCATCTAAATTAGGAATAAATCCGTATTCTTTGCCGTTATAAATAAAACGCTGTATAAATCTTGGCTGTTGTTTTAATACTTCACTAATTTGCAATACTATCTCGTTAAAATCTTTCAATTCTATATTTTGTGCATCGGGTACGGAAATATCGCAAAAGATGCTAATCATTGCCAAAGAAACAAATGAATCACTTTGGTTTTCTTTAATAACTTTTTGAAACAATAGAAACTGCTCCAGTCTTATATCCGCTAAACTTGTTGGTATTTTAATCTTCATATTAATATAACGTTTTTATCCTAAAATGGTTTGATTTTTCTTTTTAAGTTCGAAATAATATCGCATCATAATACTATCCCAATGGTCTGGAGAACGACCTATATTTGCCTTTATAACGTCTTTAGATATAATACCCAATCGAGTATCTTTATCAATTTCTTTTTGTTTTATTTGTTCCATTTCTTCGCTAACTAAATCACGAATTAAAGAATTATTATTTTGTTCTCCAGCTTCTCTATTTTGTATTTTTTTAGCCATTAAAATACTACATTGGCTTTTTAGATTTTCGTAATTCTCTCCTCTTAATGCTCTACTATTATTTACGAATCCCTCACATCTTAACATATCCACAAGTCCGCCACCTACTCCATCTTCATCGGCAATAGTTTGACTATTTGGAATAATATATTTTGCCTGTAATTTTCGAGCCTCCTCAAATGCTTCTACAATTGTATTTTTAGCAAATACTACAACATCAATACACTTCCATTCATTCCAAACTCTAAAAACGGTTGTATCCTTACCTTTACGAGCAACGTCGATAGTTAAATAATGTTTTCCGTTTTCGTTTAAATGTATTGGATTAAAATAATCCGTAATGGCATCCATATCAATTAAAGTACTTGGGTCATCGTCATACTCCCAATTGCCATAATAAAGCCTTTGCCTTGCGTTATTATCTAATTGCAATAATGATTTTAAATAGCTTGGATGTAAGTGCGGATTGTCTTGCGGTAATGCTTGTATAAACTTTCTATAAGGTTTTAAAGTTCCATTCT